GCACGGGATAGTCTATATATAACCAAACTATCCTCAATCATCCTTAATTGATTGAGAGATTTAATTGCTTTATGTAAATATGAGAGAGTAATACCTTTATTTCTATCAACCAGACCTGAAGTCACATAAGTAATTGCATCCTTTGCAATCTTAATTCCAGCATTTGCTCCCATTGCGCCTGGACTTCCAACTGGATATGTCTGCTTAGGATTGTATATAAAATATTCTTCCAACTTTGGAAATTCATATTCCATTGGATTATCTTGTGTCATATTAGTGACACGATACTTATCATCTTTATTTTTCTTCTGTTGTTTTACATAACGCATTTTCATTGCGTCAATATATCTTATCTCCTGTAAACCTGCTTGTGGATTTTTTAAATCAATAATTTTATGATAATATAATCTACCATCTACATACCAATTCCTATAAATCTCATGTGCTTTTTTATCAAAATCCATTAAATCTTTAATGAATTTAAAAGCATTTCTAACTTTCTTCTTTATACCATCACTAGCATTAAGATTATCTAAATTAATTTCTACTGGAGTATCATTAGTATCTGAAACCAATGCTTCACTTATAATATCTTCTATAGCACTATCAGCTTCTGGATGAAGTGACATTTCACGATATCTTTTAACCAATTCAAATTCAGTTTTATATACTCCTTCAATATCAACATAAGAACCAAAAAAACCACTACTCAAAAAGTGATCATTCCCGTCCTCCTGATTGGGAGGAACGGGAGAGACCGCACTTGGGGGTAGTGATTGTTCGTCGGTGTCCTCTATCGAGAACCCAAAGAGTTTTGCCATGATTACGAAACTTTCTTACTATTTAGTTAAGATCGTCAGGTCACTTAATCCTTAAAATTAATTGACTGAACTGCAAACTCAACAGTGAACTCCTCTATAGTATCACCTGTATCGTAAGATAAGTCAATAGCTGACACATTTGTTGGAAATATATCAACAAATTCATATTCTTTTAACGCTACATTATTTGCACCGCCAGCATTTTTACTTGATTTTTCAGATCCTCTACCAAGTTGAATGACTTTTGCATTAGTCATATAATCATTGGGGTTGGTTGTACCCATATTATCATTTAAATTGGCAATCTGTTGTGTCCAATTTTCAAAAGCAGTTCTAAATCTAAAGTCTTCATCGTTAATTACAGTTACAGTCCAAGTATCAATTGTTCTGTCACCTGCAACTTTAAAAATACGACCTCTAAATGGGATATCAATAGCAGCAATGTTTTGAGCAGGTAGAGATGCTGCTTTACACATGAAACTAAAGATTTCTGCATCCCATTGAGATACAACATTAGTAGGTAGAGTGGTGAATTCTACCTCAAATAGATTAGGTCTTGCACCACCACCTAGCAGTTTAGACTTAAATTGCGATATATTCCTATTAGGTTTTGGTTCTAGTGCCATTGGTTAATTCCTCCTGTTTATATTTAGAGTTAGAACTTAAACTCTACCTGCGACTTCCTCGAAGCTAACGCCAGTGCGTGTAGCAACGAAAGTCAAGGTAATGTAATTGATAGACTTCGCAGGCTTCAGGAAGATGTCTGCTCGGAACTCATTATTATCAATAACATCAGGTGTATTATTTGTGGTGTCACAAATAACGAGGAATCCATATAATCCCCTCTTAGCCTGTATGTCACGTAGATAAGGTTCCACAATATTGCGGAAGTTTGCTCTTGTTAACTCATCGTTGAGTTCAAAGAGTTGAGCCTGTGCTGCTTTTTCAAGTGCTTGCTCAATTGTAAGGAATAAACGACGAACGTTAATTCTATCAAATGCTGATGCATATCCAAGTGCAGTCTTATCACCGAAGAGAAGTGTTCCAATACCAGGTGTGGTAATGAAAGAGTTAATTCTTTGAGGATAAAGTCTGTCTCTTTGTGTCTTACTTGGGTTATATGCAAGTTTAACTGCATTGTTTATAACACCTCTTTGCTGTCCAGCAGGTGAGAACCAAGGATAAGCAACTAGATTTGTGCGACACATTAGTCCAGCAACATCACCATTACATGGAATGTAACGGAATTCATTGTTAAATCTGTCGAACATATACTTATAACCACTGTCAAATACACCATAAGATGATGATTGAAGTGGACTGAAGAAGTTAATTACATTCTCAGTCTGAGTCTCAGTATTAGTGATGTTAACAACATTTGCCCTATGTGGACTAATTGTTGCCATACAATCCTTTCTTTGTCCAGCAATTGAAAGCAATTGATTTGCTTTTGCTTGAGAATCGGATTCTGTATCACAACCTGGACCCATGATGAGATAATCAACTTGAACTTCATCCTTATTGGAGAATAATCTATATGAAGTCATTAGGTCTGCTAATGTAGCACTCATTCCACCTTTTACTTCTCCAGATGGAATTGAACCATAATCTTGTCCATATAGAAGTTTGTAACTTACGTTACCTAATGCTGAGAAAGTAGCACCTTGTGCATCTACACCCCATAAACCATCTCCAGTTGTAACAGGAGTGAATACAGTTGAGAATCCAGTTGCTAATGGTGCAGTTCCGAAGTAAGCATCTGCAGCAGCTGATGGGTTCTTACCAGCATAAAGTTTATCTGAATAAAGTGCCAAATGATCCTTATAGTAGGATTTCTGTGGTGGATTTACTGCGGAAACTGCATCCTTTGCTTTAGAAAGGTTGAGATGCTTTTCAAGAATGTTTCCTTTGATTCCAGTAAGTCTACCTTCATCATCAACTAGAACAACGTGCAATCCGTCATTCCTACCTAATCTTTCTTTAACGAAATTACTACTTATTGGTTTAGGAGCTAATGTCTTCCAATAGGTTGTGCTATTATCAAGACCTAATGTTTGCTCATCATACCAGTCAGTAGCAGATCGAATAACAGGATTAGCAGTGTGACCTGTCTTAATACCTGAATTGTTAATAAATTGACATGAGGATGTCTTACTAAATGCTGCTATACTATTACCTTCAGCATAGTCAATTGGATAGTAAGATGTAACACCTGCAATTGCAGAAACTCTTGATGTAATCTTAACATCAATAGTTGACATTGTGTTACCAGTTCCAGTTGCTGTAGAAACACCAGTAATAATACCCTTAAGATATCCAGTGAATCCACCAGTTGTTCCAATACCTGGTATAATTGCTCCGTCTATATTGGCAGTAACACCAAAACCAACACGAGCACCTGCTAGATACAGGTTACCAGTTGAAACACCGATTATTTGGTCTGCTGCATCGTCAATTTGACAAACTCTAAGACCATTTGCCCAAGTTCCTGGGTTCTTTGCAGAATAAGTGAATGTTGCATCACTCTGATGATTGTTTAGATAATCATCATAGTTGTAAATTTGAAGTGTTGTTGTTGATGCGATACCAACACCTGCGTTAGCATTGTTTAGATTATCACCTGCTGTTCTAACAACCTTAAGAACACCACCATATGAAAGGAAAGATGATGCACTCATCCAATATTGATACTGTGCATCTGTTCCTATGGGTGAACCAAAGGTGCTTTGTAATTGCTCTTCTGTGCTAATTTCGATGATATCATCGACAGGTCCAATTTCAAACGGTCCTGCAATAGCACCGATATTGTCTAATACATTATCAGCTCTTCCTACTGTTAAATCAACCTCCCTTACCAGTACTCCAGGAGATAATTGAGGAGTTGCCATGTTGTCTTTCTCCGAGTCTCAGTTTATCTGAAAATATTTATTAAAAGGTGCATTTACAGTGGGGAAACTTGGAGTGAACAGTTACCAGTCTGGATATGACCAATCACTAAAAGGTTTCTTTTTTCTTCTTTCTACTATCCTTCTTATTGTACATATCTTACATTCATATGAATATGAAGATGGAACTGCTCCTCTACTTTTTCTAGTTCTATAAAAACCATCTATTAAATTCTTTTCTTCTTTACATACTCTACATTTTCTATTAACAAGCAATAAATGCCCAAGTTTTAATTGCTTATCATCAAATTCCATCAAGACATATATTCCCACATATGTGACATATCACCATACTCATCACCTGCTTTTGATGTAAACCATCTATCACCATCATCATCAACAAAACTCTCATTATTCATCCCATCATCCATAAAACCAAATGGAGCCATATCTTGTTCTATTTGGTTTTTCTGTTCATCATACAATCTCTTACGAACATCCTGATCAGTAAGTTCTTTAAAGTAATCATTTTGAACCAACCATGCATAGATGACTAAACACATTGCAAGGTCATCATTACAACCCTCTTCTGCCTCAAATGAATTATGCTTCTGAATAAATGTTGTTAATTCAGATATAATCTCATAATCTTTAAATATAATTTTATCTGCTTCAATAAGTGCTTTTAAATTTAATGATCCAATCTTCTTGACAGTCTTGGACATCTTGACTCCCATTTGAGTCTTCTTACCAGAGAACCCTTGTCCAATAACTTGACCTGCTCTACCCCTCATAGATGCCATAAGAAGATTTTCATACTCTAAATCATAGTGAATGATTGATGCTACCTGATCTCCTATATCATTTACTTCACATAATATAAACGCATTATTATATTTCTTTGCTATTTCCCATATTATATTAGGAAACAGTATTGGTTTTATTTCATTATTTCTATACTTACCTACAATCTTATGGGGGAACTCTGTAATATCAATAAGAACAAATGCAGAATAATCTGCTGCTACTCCTCTTGCAACGTCAACAGTCATTAGATAATCATGATCTTTGACTGGATTTTCATATATGTCCAAACCAGCACTTCTGGTCATTGGATTGTCATACACTAAAGTTCTAAGTTTAGATGGACTAATAAGAGTATCAACAGATCCTAAGAACTCACACTCAAACTCAATCTTAAACTGCTGTTCAGATGTATTAGCAATAGTCTGTCTCTTCCACTCATCATCCCTACCAGGAACCTGAGACCAATGAACATCAGTTGGGATATATTCATTCTTTCCTCTTTCTGCATCATGCCAATACCTATAAAAGTGGTTCATACCATGTGGGGTAGAAACCATTATGACTTTAGTTGTCTTACCAGAAGTAATAGTAGGATAAACACTAGAAAAGAAAGCTTCAGCGATGTGATTGGGAACAAAAGCAAACTCATCGAGGAATAGGATATTGAAAGACATACCCCTAACAGCACTAGCAGAAGTAGAAGCCGCCAAGATTTTACTACCATTTTCTAACTCCAACGAACCTTTATTCCATGATATAATTCCTTGCTGCATCCATCGAGGTAAATTCTCATAAGCAGTCTGAAGTCTACCTAGTAAGTCTCTGGCAGTTGCTGCTTTGTTTGCTAGAATGCCGACATTAACACTATCATTAAAAACAATATAGTGTAGTAAGTATGATACCGAAGTAGTAGACTTACCAGTCTGACGAGGCATCTTGCATATATTAAATCTATTCTCGTGGAAATTTTTAATTAATTTCTCTTGGAAGTCATAAGGTGAAAACTGAACAAGTCCCTCATCAAGAGAAACGATCTTCATATAAGTCTTAGCAAAATATACGGGATCTTGAGCACATTTCATAAACTCAAGAATTTGTT